ATACGACGAGATATGTCGCATTTATTCAAATGATAGATACATTGAACACGACCATAAGATAATTTTCATTAAGGCTTGATGCCGTATAGGTTACCCTATGTGCCAAGAATATTGTAGAAAAAAAACAATTGTTTGTTTTATATTGATCAAAAATTATGAATAATTGATTATAACAATATGTCGTGTTTTATAACAGATTAAAATAGGGGCTACATTAAAATCTACTCTTAATAAATATGAATAGTATTTATTCATGTCTATATGAGGTTTAATAAAATTAAAGATATCCATACGTTTTTTTTGAAAACACCAATATATAAGTCTATTAGAACAATCTGTAGGTCTTCCACCATATCTATTTTTATATGTTAAAATATTTATTAGTTTAAATCTGGTATATATCATTAGTTTTTTGAATAATTTAATATCCTTAGATAACATTAATTGATGAATACTACAATGAATACCATATGTTATATTGCTTTTCCAATATTCAAATATTAATTTATATATATCTTTTGGTAGTTCTTTACACCAAATAAATGCATAAAAACTCCTTAATATCTCAAGAAAGTATTTAAGACATCTATATTGCATTTTTTCAGGATTGTTATATTGATCATGTGTGTTCAATGTATATCTGAGATAATCAATTGGATCTCCTTTATGTAGTTGGAGAAGATGTTTGAATATTGTGACATTATCTAGATTAGCAGCTTTGGCTATTAAACAAGTTAAATCATCCATTTTTTTATAAAATTAGATAGGATTGATTGAATTATATAAAATTAAATCAATTTTTTCCTTTTTAAGAAAAGCTTTTAGCTCCTAAAAATACAAACGATCTAGGGTTTTTCATTTTGAAGGATTATCCTCGAAATTTTCATGTAAAGTAGATTCATTATTATCCAACATAAATTTGATATTACCCATCACATATGTCGCACGCTCTATTCTATTCAATTTTTTATGAATTTCATCTCTATTAAACAATACTAAACCATCTCTTTTTATAAACGCGTCTATATCATCTATCGCACGAATTTTCATTTGATGATATATATCATCTTCAACTGGTTCAACATTCCATTTGTTATTTTTACGCACATAAAGTTTATTTTCCTTTGTATTTCGATATACAGTTCTATTTTCCTTTTTTTTTATATATTTCAATTCTAAATATTTACCCGGAATGTCGCTTGGATTAATAATTGCCTTAAGAAACTCTTCATCTGTTATATTTTTAAGACTTTCATCTCCGAAATTATTGAGCTGAACAATTATATTATTAGTAATTGTATTATGACTATTGGTGGTATTATGACTATGATTTGTATTTATAGTATTATTTGTAGTATTATTATTAGTAGTTGTATTATGACTGTTGTTTGTTGTGCTTCCAGAAGCAGTCTCACTACCATTATTTTTTTTCGTAGATTTTTTCTTAGTTTTTTTAGTTATGTTTGGGTTTTTTGGACAATAATGTGTAACGTGATTTTTAAGAACATATCTATTAGCATATTTTTTATCACAATAGAGACAATTCATTGGTTCAGCTGATTTTTTATTAATATTATTAGAGAGCATCTGCGTAGATGTGCAGGAAGGTATATCAATACTTTTTATTTTATCAAGGTGTTTAGATTTTATATGTCTTTTTAACGAGGATCTAAGTTTATATCTTAGATTACATTCAGGACATATATACAATTTATCCTTACAGGTTTTCTTTTTAACATGTATATCTAAATCTTTTTTATATTTAAATATCCTTTTACAGTTAGAACATTCATACTTCATCTATATTAATATAATATAAATTTTTAGATACATTTATACGCAAATGCTATAATTATTAATTTGTAGCAGTTACATGAGCAGTAACGTATGTTTTTATATTAATATAATTAACCAATATTTATTATTTAAAAAAAAAATGTTTTGTTATTATTTATATCAATATCATTGATAACATACGTTTTCGCTCTAATATTTTTTTTAGTGTTTTCCAAAAAAAAATGTATACAAATTATTTCTCAGATTAAAATATAAGTTTCAAAAATTTTATTTGTACACATAAACTTTTTATAAATTTTTATAAATATCAGAAATATTAAAAAAATATTATTAATTGCAATAGCGTATAAAAAATATAATTTAAGTTCATTTAAATCACTATTTATCAATATTTATGCAAAAACATATATATTTAAGCGTATTTAAACTAATTTGAAGAAAAACGAGCTGATTTTTCATATTTTCAATTGGCCAGATTACCAATTGCCTCATTTCGAAGAATCTGGCTTAAAGCTATCATCTATATTATTCATACGATACAGAATCGCCTCTGACTGCGCTACTACGTCTCCCAGCCGCTTTACACTGAATCTCTTTAGAATCCGAAACCCTTGATAATCCACTCCTCGAACCTCCCAATATTCATATTCTCCTACTCTTACTTTACAAACACCTGTACATCCTGAAGTATTATCCGTTCTCATTTTCCTATTTTTATGCGTCATAAACCAAGTATATTTTTCATTATCCACTATTTCCACATTTTTTTCTCTATTATCCAATTTATTCCCATTTTTATGAATAGCATATTCCCCCCTGAAGGCTAATTCATGAAAAGTATAATTATATTCATTAATTGGATAAGTAATTTTATTCTGCATTCTCCATTTATATTTATTTACTAACGGTAATTTGGCCTTATCTACGATCATTAAATCATTTCCTTCATTATCCAGATAAACTACATAAGTATCTGCATTTTTCTGAATATATTTATTAAGGACTTGCCCATGTTTCATTGCATAATATATCTGAAAACTTTTAGCAGCTTTATAGGCATCTCCTTTACTTGGATAATTCTTTATTAAAAATTTTTTAGAGAAATTTCCACCATCACTTTTATTAATATATTGATAATATGTTTCATGTTCATTAATCGAACCACCATACTTCGTTAGATTATCTGGATAAATAAATGGCATATTTTATATATAATGATAGATATTATAAAAATGGGAGTATCTAAACTATTTGATAATATATATGGTATAATTGGATCCGCTACGGTAATAACTTCTACTTTATCATTAATGATTCTATTTATTCTACTAAAGAAATTTGGTTGGATAAACAGTTCCATGAACCTTATACGATTCATAGTTTCCATCGGAATTTATAATTTCATATATATTATTGTGTTTTTCGCATTTTTATATGTAATTGATCAGAAACTATCTGATTGAGATTATAAGGTTGTCACAATGAGTCAATGCCAAAAGCACATCTGAATGTACCCAATAAGCAAAATCGCTACAAACACAGTACCAAACACAATGCCACATGTAACAATGGGAACATTGTGACGTTGATTTGGCTCATCTTCAGGAATCTCGTTACCTTCTTCGTCAAAGGTCACGTAGTAGCCCCATGGGGCAGCGTCTTGTGCCATTGTGGGTGGTTTTGTACAATATGTATTTTTATTATCTCAGGAAGTATTTAGTATCAATTTTATTATAATTCCTTTTTGCAAAGGATTTACTTAGGGGGCTTGGGAAGATCCTCGAAGATGCTTGTCGCTTTCTTCTTGGAACAGGACTCACATTGACCGAGTTGGCCGGCAGTGCGTCTCTCGAAGCAGGCTGTGCAGAGGCCAACGCTTTGCATGCATTGGGTGTGGCAGAACTTGCACATGCCCTGATCACGACGGTTTCTCTTTTTGCAGAGGGGGCAGTAGATCTTTCCATTGGCGCAGAGCACCCTTACGGGTATGCCGGCAGGGATCTTTGGAGGAGGTAGCACCAGATAAGGGATAATTTTGCCTGTCTCGGGGTCCACGATATCGACGGTCTTCGCGTTCTTCGGGAGAGATCCTTCCACCTCAGAAAGAGGCTTCACACAATGCACATCTGGTGATTCAATGTCAAGTCCCTCGACAAAAAATACGCAGACAAGAGTACAATGCGGCTTGGAAGCTCCCGCCTCTAGACCATCACCGGAGTTGGGAGGGGAATGATACACATCAAGGCGGTGATGCTGAGGGCGATGGCGAGGGCGAGGGCGGAAAGGGCTGCAATAAATCGCATTGCTAGTGTCGCCGTTGGCGTTGCCGGTGTCGTTGCTGTTGTTGCCAGTGTCATCACTCTCGGCGTTGCCCATGGTGCTGTTGGCGTTGCCCAAGGTGCTGTTGGCGTTGCCCAAGGTGCTGTTGGCGTTACCCAAGGCGAAAGTTCAGAGCAATTATATATTATTATATTTTACATAATCGAAAAATATTCATTATCAGTTTTTTTATCATATAAAAACCTTTAAATAGTTTATACTTAAAGGTTTTATTATAAATAATCGCGAATTTATATACTTAAAGGCGGCTCGGGGATATATTTACTTTTTCTCACTATACGTGTTTTCTTAGGATTTGGTGGGAAACCACCCCTAGTATCGGTTTTCGAATACCAAATAATGCATTTACAAGCACCATTTCGATAATATTAGTATTAGAAATGAATTCTTTCAATTAATTTGCACGATTCATGCATTTTATACTGAATTTACTTAAAAAATTATTTTTTTAATTATATTTGAAATATTTATGGAAAATTTGCAGAATTTTCGGTGAAATATCTACTTTTTTATAAAAAATACTAGTATTATTTACATTTAATACATTTCCAGTGCTTTCAATCATCGCATTTCCTTTATTTATTCGGTTTGGATCGCCGAATTTTATAAAAGATAACAGAAAATTCTTAAAAATCCGTATAATTCTGTAATATGGGATGTTTTTATAGTTTCGTGTATGGTGTAAATACTTCATTTCACTCTCATAATACGATACCACGTTCGTCATACGGAAATTTATCACATATGGATATACTCTCAACCCGTAATTATTCATAAAATCTAGGAGAGGATACTTAAATAATAAATCTTCTAGATATCTATTTCTCACCGAGTGTGATTTAAAATCCGTCAGTACATTATATTCTTCCTTTATGGAAACTATGTCATTGCCTGATATATCCATTCTTATGAGGGGACTCTGGAATATCTGATGAAACCCCATTTTATAAAGAAAATAAGAATCTTGATTATGAATCCCCATTATAATAGGGATTCTGTTCGGAGTACATCGATTAAATATTGTTACACCATCTTCATGTGGCATAAAGCAATTTTTCAGATTAAGAGATCCATTTCGATATAAATATTGTGTATAAGCATTATTTAGCTTATTCGCAGGAACATGGCGCAGGCGAAGCACTTGATTAATACCTTGACCCACTAAACTATCCCCTATTCTTGTCCCTAATTGTTTTTTCGAAGAATAAATATCATATATATTGCTGTAAGAATGCATTATAGCTCTGTGAAATAAGTTCTTACACACAGGATTGAATATATGATACATTATCGAATTTGCCCCTGATCCCTGCCCCCAAACCGTGATATTAGTCGGATCTCCGCCATAACTATATATATTATCCTTTATGAATTTAAGAAGGGCAATTTGATCCATTATCCCATAATTTCCAGATGTACTGTGTTTAGTTTCATTTTCCAATTCATCATGTTGAAAAAATCCGAAAATACCTTGTCTATAACCAAAAGTTACAAAAAGACAGTCGTTATATGGAAGATTATGATTGATAGGAGATTCTTGAGAGTCATGGAAATGATTTCCAGAAAACCAAATCACTACTGGTCGATTCTTTCTTTCAAGAGTAGGAGTAATAATATTACAATAAAGACAATCTTCACTCATGGGAGTGGTAGAAGCGAGCTTTTTGAAAGTTTTTTTAATGAATTTAATGGGTTTTTTCATATAAGGTTTGTCTTTTTCACTGTATATTTTATCTTCATAGAGACTGGAGAAAATATTAGTTGTTATTGAAAGGGGATTGGGAGTCGCACCGTCTCGAACCCCTTCATACTGCTGATACCATTTAATAGGAGGTTTCCAACGAAGTCCTCCTATAGGTGGTTGTGCATAAGGAATATTGGAAAAAGAAAAAACCGTTTTGCTACGAAGTTGAATCTTCTTCCCACGGACCCTTCCAAATTTAGTATTAATAATTACAAAATCGGGTTTTTGTAAATATTTTTTAAACATAATATGTTAAGATATATATATATTTATTTCATAATTTTCTTGAATAAACTTCGCAAAAACTTGTCGGATTGAATGTTGAAACTGTCATTGATGTCTCCGCCACCATTGAGATTGTCATTGATGTCTCCGTCACCATTGAGATTGTCATTGATGTCTCCACCACCAAAAAGACCCTTCTTTTGCTGAACATGATGGAAATTACCGTTCTCATCATACGTTCCAAGCTGTGCGTCTTTGCATATATCTGGTTTCAAATTAGTTTTATTAAGAATACCGAATGGATCAATAACAAAATAAACCAATTCGTTTTCTTCACCATGAACTCCATGATACTCCTTAACTACACCTTTTGCACCAGCTTTCATTTTAGTTTCAAGTCGATTACGCGCTTCTTTGGCATCATTGACTTTTTCTTCGGCTTCTGGGATAGTAGTATCGTCATCCTTTATTTTTTTAGCGTTAGCATTACCAACTTCCTTAGCAACAGCATCGAGAATGGTTGCTGATGCGGCTTTGGCTGTTGCTTCTTCTTCATTTACAAGACCACCTCCGGCAGCATGCCACTCAAGTTTCATTGCATTTTCTATTTTATTGTCAGCTTTAGCAAATGTTATTCCCTTGTTTGTTACAGCATCATCAGCATTCGCCAGTTCTTTTACATAATGCTTGGCTGCTTCAAGAATAATATGACGAACCACAAGAATTCTGGTAGTACCACTATCATTTGCTGCTGCTGGTGCGACAATACGGCCTGTATTGTCACCTACTGCAGCAGCAGCAGCAGTAGCACCAGCAGCACCAGCAGCAACAGCAGCAACAGCAGCAGCAGTTCCAATGTCATATGCTTTTTGTGCCACAAATGTCTTAGTTTTATTAATAATTATATCGGCATACGTGTCACCTCTAAATTCGTCCTTTATAGTAGTCACTGGTGCTACATCCGTATTGACATTGTTAATAGCATTTTTCACTTTTTGTACATTAGCGTCAACGGCAACAGAAGCAGAATGAATAGTACCACTTCCACCTCCACCACCTCCAGCATTAGTTTGAGCTGCCAGTGCCACCATCACCGCATTCGCCAACAGCGCACATTTATAAACTTTATTATGTAATTCATTATATTTCAATGAAAGTTTAGTATGTTCCTTAATCTTTGCCATTTCCTCTTTAATTTTCAATTCGGTTTCGGCTTTAGCTTTCTCTTCTTCAGCTTTATAAACATTTGCAAAAGCAGCTTCGACCTCCGCTTTTTTATACGAATCTTTCAAGTCATTCAAATTATCAATGTGTTTTCCAGCATTATCAGTAGCATCTTGAGCTGCAGTTTTTACACTTGTACTACTTAAACTACCAACTTTACCTTGTGCAGTTGATACTTTAGCTAATTCTCCACTTGTTTCACCATCAATATTATCTAAATCGGCTTTTCTATTAGATTCTTGCTCATCATAAAATTTAGAAACATTAATCTTTTGCTCTTGCTGTGTCATTTCTTTCCTTTTATTTGCAACTTCATTTCTAATGGCTGTTTCAAAATTAGAATATCTAACGTCATTAGCTTGTACTGCTTCTCTACCGATTGGATCAGCAATTGCAGATGCTACTTCAGCACCAACGCCTGTCTCCAGTTTAGTAGCTACATTAGCCAATTCAGCTTCATATTCACGTTCTTCTTGTTCTTGTGGATTTACTCCTACAGTACGTAATTTCTGTTCATCAACTTCTACCTGACCAATTCTCTCCTCATTAGCAGCAATCATTTTCCCAATAAATTCAGACCCGCGGGCAGATAAACCTGCTTCTTCGCCAGTCTCTATGTTATCTGTATATGTGTTTCTTGGTATATCCGTACGTATTTCTTTAAATACCCTTTCTCTGTACTCCGACATTTTTTTAGCTTGTTCTTGCAAATTCTCAATATTTTGTTCTGCTTCTTGGGCAGTTGCATATTCAATATTATATTCTCCTTGTCCATTTACATTATATATAGCAACTTCTTCTTCTATTGGATTTTCACCTATAATTTGGGCATAAGTTGGAGCTTGATGACCAGTCAATACTTCACCAACTTCATTATTACTAAATTCTCCGATGATAGTTCCTCCAGCTCCTCCAGCTTGAACTTCACTTGGATCTATTCCGAAATAAGCAATTTTAGCAGCTCTTATAGCTCTTTCCATTTCATTTTTCATATTTTGATAATTTGTCTGATATCCTAGTGCTCCATGTAATATATTTATTGCTTCCACTGCATTTATCGCAGCAGTTGTCGCATCTTCCATATTCTTATTTTCCTCCCATGACTCTTTGGCCTCATTAAACATTCCACCAGCCTGAGTTTCAGCTTCGGTTTCATCGTTTGCAGCTGTAGTTATATTCTTAGTATCCTTATAAACCGTATTTACATCATTACCTTCATGATCCATATATAAAGTTGCACCATCCAATTTTGTAATGGGTTTATAATTATCATCAATATTCATGATAATATAAACATGTTTTTTAAGCTTGTTTAACATAGATGATGCCGGTGCAGTTAATCCTGCTCTAGCACCGATCCCAAATACTTGATGAATAATATCATCAACATCGGGATTGACTGGCACATTGTTCAACCATCTACTTACATCAAGCTTATGGACAATATGATTATTTCCTTTTTTAACAATAGGTATTGGCATTTTATATTGCTTATTAGTTGATAATTTCATAAAATTACTAAGAACTTCACGTTCCTTTTCACTATCAACCATAATACCACAATATTGCCAATTAAAGTTATTTTGATTATTGATACATACAAAATCAGCAATACATTTCGCCGGATCATAGAAAATTTTATGGTTCTTACTATTAACTTCTGTGTATAGTCCCAGATCGGATTGATATTCCTTGTCATTTTTATGATCTTTTTCATAATTTTCTACTAAATCTTTTAATTCTGTTCTATTTGATACTTTTGCAGGGGCTTGAAAGTTAAAACCACTTGATTTAATAATCTTGGCAATATTATTACTAATTGAAACTATGTCACCAGCACTATCTTTTATAAAATATGTTTTGACATGCCCATCATCTTTTTCAACTAATGTTATATTAACATTTAATTTATCACTAGACATAATATATATATAAACTAATTATATTTTTTTTCTATCTATTTAGTATTGATGAACCGAATTATTTATTATTATCAAACATTTATAGGTCTAGTTGATGTTCTACAACAAGACCCTACAATGGTAACAGATATATTCATATCAAGTATTCATTTTGGATATGATATTAATGGAAAACCCTATATCCATCTGAATGACTATCCACCTTCCGATTCTCGTTTTAACAGTGTTTGGCATGAATGCTCATTAGCATCTGCATTGGGAATTACAATTCATGTCATGTTGGGTGGTGCTGGTGGTGCTTTCCAAGATCTCTTTTCCAATTATGAAATTTTTTATCCAATGTTTGTAAATTTAATAAAAAGCCATAATTTTATTAAAGGAATAAATCTAGATATTGAAGAAGAAGTTAATATCAAAGATGTCGAAAAATTAATAGGTGACTTAGTAGCTGATTTTGGAGAAGATTTTATTATTTCTCTTGCACCTCTTAGCTATGCTCTTATTAATGATACGGCTGGAATGGGAGGTTTTGTTATTAAAGATTTAATGAAAAGTCCCGTTGGTAAATATATAGATTTTCTAAATGGTCAGTTCTATGGAGATTTCAATGAATCTACATATGATCAAGTAATTAAAAATGGTTATAAACCAGAACAAGTGGTTATAGGTATGTTATCGGATGAATTTGATATAAATAGTATTCATGAACTTTGTAAAATAGTAACCAATATTAAAAAGAAATATCCTAAATTTGCAGGAGTATTCACTTGGGAGTATTTTAACGCTCCTCCCAATAAAAATAATCCGGCTGATTGGGCTAAATGCCTCTATAATAGTATAAATCATGAGAGATTATCTCTTCTGGAAAAAATAAAACATGATTGTTATATGTTTTCAAGAGAAGTAAATAGTTGTTTCAGAAAAAAACATCGATGTCATTCGTCAAATGGTTATGAAAAGATTTAATTTTATAGAAATAATGCTTTTTATAGGCTGCATATTTATAATTCTTCAAATGAACAATGAATGGGAACTTCTAAATCCAAATGTTATTCAAAACATTAATGCTTTAAATAACAATTTAGTAAAATTGATGGACGATATAAAATTACTAACAACCGAAAATAAACAATTGAAAGAAACTGTTAGTGAATTAAAAGAACAAGTCGTTGAAATGAAGGAAATAAAGACTTTCCTAGAGGACAATCGACGAAAATATACACAAGCATTTAATGATATTAATAATAAAATTCAAAATACTGAAACTAAATTAAACGGTGTTATTAAAAATAACTTGGAAGTCCAAATGAATAATACTAAATCACTTCATAATGATATTGAGTCCATAGGCAAACAATTTACTCAGAAATTGTTTGATCCTGATTATAGATTAAGAATGAATAATATTAGATGGAGGAAACAAACCAGTAGCATTCCATCTTATATCAATCACGAACGCTAGTCCATGAACATTAGTTGTCCATCTTCACTTTAGGTGCAAGAGCCAGTTTAAGTGATCCCAGATTTCCCACATCGAATTCAATTACAATAGGGAAACTATTCTTCAAATAAATTGTGAGAGTATTGCACAAGTTAGTGCATTTCGTGAAATTATTTAAATGTTTAAGATTATAATATCCCTGAATGATATTATGCTCTTCGTCACTCTTGAGATAACTTAACCCCTCACCAGTTTCTCCCATAATAGTCTCCTGTTCCGCAAAATCACCCTTACAGGCAAAAATTAGCTGAGATCCAATTGATTTAATCTCAATTACATTAGAGAGATTTGCCATATCCTTGCATTTCTTATTGAACTCACTCGAAGACATCTTAATAATCGATTTGAACTCAGGTGGAGGAATCTTAATCATCTCCTCATCCACATCAATGAAATTAAAGAAATAATTCGTAAGACAATTCTTCTCACCATTTTCGATCTTAATACCCAATTGATTGGGATTTCCCGAATCAATATAAAGGGTTAGTGTATCATTAACTGTTAGAGTCTGAATAAGCTTGTGGAAATTCGGAAGATTGATTCCTACAACCATCTTTTCCTCGCACTTGTAATATTCAAATTTATCCGCATCAAGTTTGAGGTGCACCAGAATTGTACGCGTTTCTTGGTCCATAGAAACGAGTTTCATACCCTCTTGGGAAAACTCGACATTGACATCCGTTAAAATCTCTTTTAGTGCATCTGAAAGAAATTTGAACGAATTCGTCTGAACTGTCTTTAACTCCATCAATTTCTGCATGATATATATAATTATTGTTATAGATCTCTTTAAGTTCGTTTATTTATTCGATATATCATTAATGAATTTATATTTAAGAAATGCCGAATTTCTATATAAATTACATTCAAATTGAATATCCACCAATGTTGTTGTTTTATCAGTCATTGTCACTTCATCGAGTATGAATATTCGCAATGTTTTTGTAATTTTAACAGTAAGTTCATCTTTATTAATAACTATGGAATATCTCATGGTTCTGTCTATATTATGTGTATTAGCATAGTTCTCGGGGATTTCCGAAAGATAATGATTGGAAAGAAGATTTTTCTGTGCAATAGCAAAGGGAAGACAGAGAGAGCTCTGAGAGCAGAGGACAAGAAGGGTATTAATATTTTTATTGCTAATGTGGTGTTCATTGAGAACATTAATAAAATCCCCTAGATTATCTGTGGTAATTCGAGTGTTATTAATAAAACATTCGGCTCTATCTACATCCTTAAGGAAATCTGACCAATTTTTATGAAATAGTTGATTTGTATATTTGATTTTGACATAGTCTTTGACAAAATTCATGGTAAAGCAAAAGATTTTCTCATAATCCTCGAAAAAATGGTTGAGATAACGACTAATATCGCTACTATCACTTATAATTGTATAGTTATTGAGAGTTTCTATTATTTCATAGTCATCCATATACTTTTTAAACGGAAAAAAATTTCGATTTTTTCCTAAAAAGTATCCAAAAAACAGCCGAGTATTAAATATTTTTACAAAAAGTATCCAAAAACACCCAATTATTAAATATTTTTATAAAAATGTGTTTTTTATTAATTATTCTTCTAAAAACCTTTAAATTTCGCTTATTCCACCACATGTAGGACATTTTTGCTTATTTTTTCGAATATCCCAACATCCCTTGCAAAATGCATGATCGCAATAAGTAATATAAATATTATCACTTAACATTTCCTTGTCACAAATCTCACATATTTCTCCAACAGCATTTTCAAGACATTCTTTATGTTTTTTACGTACATATCTCGCCGCGGACATATTAAATCCATATTTAGAATATCTTATTGCCGCTAACTGTATCTTAGGATTCAAATAAAATATCTCAGGAATACCATTAATGCCAATTGTTCCATTTTTAATAAGAAATACGAAATACTCTGTGAAATTTGCCATGAATTCTTTGTCTGATTTCAAAGATTCATCTACATAGTAAAATATACGATAATCAACATTGATAGCTTTCAAAATGAATTCTTTATCTGATTTCAAAGATTCATCTATACATTGAAATGTATTAAAATCAACATTGACAGCTTTCAAAATGAATTCTTTGTCTGATTTCAAAGATTCATCTATACATTGAAATGTATTAAAATTAACTTTAATAGCTTTCAAAATGAATTCTTTATCTGATTCCAAAGATTCATCTATATATTGAAATGTATTAAAATTAACTTTAACAGCTTTCAAAATGAATTCTTTATCTGATTCCAAAGATTCGTCTATATGTTGAAATATACGATAATTAACTTTAACAGCTTTCAAAATGAATTCTTTATCTGATTCCAAAGATTCATCTATATATTTAAATATTTTATGGTTATTTCCAATAGCTTTCAGAATGAATTCTTTGTCTGATTTCAAAGATTCATCTATATATTTAAATATTTTATGGTTATTTCCAATAGCTTTCAGAATGAATTCTTTGTCTGATTTCAAAGATCCATCTACATAATAAAATATATGATAATTAACTTTGACAGCCTTCAAAATGAATTCTTTATCTGATTCCAAATATTTATCTATATATTTAAATATTTTATGGTTATTTCTAATAGCTTTCAAAATAAATTCTTTGTCTGATTTCAAAGATTTATCTATATATTGAAATATTCTATAATCATTTTTAATAGCATCCAACAATGGTTGCTTATCTTCAATTCGTATTTTTTTAACATTATCATTGCCAATGGCGTTGACCTTCCTTTTTTTCGGAGAACTCGCCATTTTTTATAAGTAATGTTTATTCTATTATCTGAATATTTTTTAATCAGTTTTTTTGAATCAAAAAGTGTTTAAATCTTTGGTTTAATCAGTTTTTGTGAATCACAATGGATAATACCATCTAGTTAAAACATAATAAAAAGTACGTTTATCGTTCCTAAAAGGATATACTTTCCACTTATCTGGATCCATGTTTTTTATTAAACATATTTGATTCATATGATTTATTGAAAATATTAATCATTTTTTTCGAATAGATCAAAGCACAGCTTTCCCCCTACAATATGGACATACATCCTTATTCTGATACTTTTCCCAACACTCTCGATGATATATATGATAACAGAATGTAATATGCATCCGTGTTTTATCCACCATTTCCTCTAGACATATTGGACAATCCGTTCCCATACAAGGTCAATGGCTTTAGTATCTTTATAATCTTTATAATAACGATTATAGATGTATTTACAGAGGAAATATGTTATTTGTACAATACATACAATTAACATTGGATTTTACACCTTTGCTGATTTAAAACGCCGACTTTATTAGCAAAAAAAATCAATAAAGGCTGGAGTATTACCTCCAGTAAAAACAACTTATTGAATACACGTTAATATCTTCTCATTAGAAAAGCACGTGTCTAAAGGTTTTCTTTTAAATTTATTAGGTCTATCTCTAAATTTTATCCATTTATGAGAAATTTCTAACATATTCATACAGGCATTCATATCTCGGTTCATAAATGTAATCTTTTTGCTTTCAGAGCCATTACTTTTATTTGCCTTGATATTACTTTTACAATTTTTACATACAAGCAATCTATGTATATTTTTATAATTTTCTAATTCATCACCACAATGACTACATAATTTTGATGTTTTGTATTCATCAATCAATACAACATCATATTTTTTTCTTATTATTCTTCTTAATCCAATACCTTTTGTAGGCATTATATATTTCATTTGTTTTGTTCTACTCCAATTTCCATAACAAAGTAACAAATTTTTTCCGAATTTTTCTTTAATTCTGTTAAGAAATTTATCCTCACTTTTTCGTCTATAAATACAAGTTCTCCATTTTAACTTTCTATACAAATTTTCTTCATAAAAACTTCTTAATTCATCATTTAATTTTGTTTTTTCAATTATATATTTTTTAAATTCTTCATAATTTACAGTTTTACAATTATATTTTGATAAAATTGTTTCTTTTTCAATTATTCCTTTTTTTATTTTTTCTGTTTGTATAATTTTATTACATCTTTTACTTAAACTTTCAATACGTCTTTGACAAGCAGTATATTTCAATTTATTTTTATTATCATCAACCATATAAACAAGGTCTTTTTTTCCTGGGTCAATTGATACAAGTTTCTTTGTTTTACATTTTTCTAAATCCTCTGTTGTTAAATCACTTATATACATTTCATTATCTTCATCATCAATTTTATTATTTTCCTTATATTTCTTTCCTTTTTTTTGAAAACAAATTGATACTCCAATTCCATCAGTTTGAATTGTTTTATATTCATAATCTTTCATTTTCATTACTCTTTTATTGATTCTAAAAATTTTATCCCATATTTTATCTTTATTCTTTTTGGTTTCTTTATTCATATTACTTTCACCTGAATTCTTAAAAATTGATAAAATAACATTAGTATCTAGCGTAATGTACGATGGAATAATTGTTTTTCTTAATGATATTGGTTGAAATAATTTTTTTGTTTTACATCTTATTTCTTCATCAGTTAAATTTTTATTATTCCTTATTTCTTTATTTATATCTTCAATAGTTTTATTCATTTTAATTGTATAAAATAAATACTTCATTGGATTAACTTTAACATCATATCCATAACATTTATCATACTCTTTTGGTAAATAATTATTTTTAATTTTATTACTAAAATCTATATATTTTCTTGATAATATATCTTTGTCGGGTTGAGATAAATCATTAATTTTACTAATAATTTCAGGTATTTTATCTGACTTATCAAGTAAAATCAAATTCTTAATTTTACAAAAATTATTTTTATCTAATTTATTATCTGGTTTTGTAATATTCATAAATCTTCTAATACGAGTAATAAAATGTTCTTTTAGATTATTATTAAATGAAGTTTGAATTTGTTGTGCTAAATAAGGAGTTAAATATGATTTATTTTTCAAATTAAATTTAGATTTATTAATACAATTTTTAAATTCATTTTCATAAAATTTATTTAATTCATCTTCTAATTTTTTATTAGTTGCTTTTTTCCCTCTTTTATCACGAATTCCACATGCTCTAATAAAATATAAAATTGTGTCTTTATCAAAATTTGGAATATCCTCATTTCTATAAAATTTATATAAAATATATAATCTTATAAATTGATATGTTCTAATAACTATTTCATTACATTCTAAAACAATATTATTGATAATAGGAAAATTAACATCATAATTTTTAAGAATAGATTTAAGGCTTGTTTTAATGGTAATAAAAGAGCCTTTTTGTTTTTTCTCAAAAAAAGATTTATTTTTCTTCTTCTTCTTTTTTCTCATATACTATACAATATATTATTCTTTAAGTTATTAAACGCAATAATTAAATTATTTTATATTTTTTTGTACGAACAGTTTTATCACCATTTATTTTTAAAGTATAATCCATAAAGAAAAGATTTTTTTCATGATATTTAACGAGATAACGTATGATACTTAAATATGGTCTTTTACATTTTTTTTTATTAATACCATTACAATTGCTTGAAGGATAATATTTAATAATATTATCAACCAAATTCATAATATTATCTTGTAATTCTTTATTATTATCTAAATCATAAAGATAAAAAACTTCATCATTATTATAATTCAAAATATTAAGTAAATCATTAAAAAGTGAATTTTGTTCTTTTTCAAATTTAATTTTTTTTTTAATGTCAGGCATAAATAATGATATTATTTATAATTTTATTTTTAAATTAATTTAAAGATTAAGTTGTTAATTATATTAATGAATTATTCTAATTATAAAGTGCCACCAATTTTACCCTTATTTTAATTTGTTACAAAACGCGACATATTGTTATAAATCATATTATCAATTTAATCATTATAAATCATACAATTGCCCTTTTTAACAACATTCTAGGCTCACAGGTAACCTATACGGCATCTAGCCTTAACAGTTTTTCATAAA